CCCGCAAGATCGCCTGCGTTCAAGGCGTCCCAGATGCCACCCAAGGCGTCTCGCAACGTCTGCGACACTCTGCTGGCGAAGGCCCCAACCACTCGCCCCAGTGAACCGAACGCCGCATTGAAGACCCCGGTCAAGTTGCCAGCCAAGCCACTGAAGGCACCTCGCATGGTGGCCGACAGACCGTTGAACAGAGTGGCTACCCCGCTCAGCATCGCACCGAATGCCTGCCCCACCGGTGATTGCCGAATCGCTTCAACCAATGACTGCATGGCCGAACGGGCCGAGCGAAGCAGCCCAGCGAAGATACCACCGCCGAGGGCAAGGCTGCGAAGTGCTGCGTCAAACGCCCCGGTTAGCGTGTTGGCCAAACCACTGAAGGCGTCTCGCATCGTGGTGCGTAGGCCATCGAACAAGGCAGACACGCCGTTCAACACGAAGCTGAACGCCCGCCCCACGGGTGACTGCCGAATCACTTCAACCAGCGATTGCATGGTTGACTGGGCCGAGCGAAGTAGCCCAGCAAAGATGCCGTCACCGAAGGTAAGGCCACGGAACGCTGTGGTGACGCCCGAAACCATGTCATCAACCAAGCCACCGAGGGTGCCTCGCATCGTGGTGCGCAGGCTATCGAACAGGCCAGAGACACCACTTAGCATCGTGTCGAACGCTTGCCCCACGGGCGATTGTCGCACCGTATCGAGCAGTGATTGCATGGCCGAACGGGCTGAGTCGAGCATCCCAGCAAAGATGCCGTCACCGAAGGCAAGGCCCCGGAATGCTGCGTTGAATGCCCCGGTTAGCGTGTTGGCCAAGCCGCCGAAGGCATCTTGTGCCATCGTGCGTAGGCCATCGAACAGGGCCGAAACGCCGCCCAGCATTACACTGAACGCCTGCCCCACGGGTGACTGTTGCACCATCTCGGTCAACGACTGCAAAGCCGAGCGGGCCGAGCGAACCAGATTGGCGAAGATTCCGTCGCCGAAGCTGAGGCTGTTGATCGCCCCAGCCAGAATGTCAGCCAAGTTGCCGAAGGCAGCTTGCGCAGTGTTTCGCAAGCCATTGAATAAGGCCGAAACACCATTCAGCATCGCACCGAACGCCTGTCCTACTGGTGACTGCTGAACCGTTTCGACTAGTGATTGTAAAGCCGAGCGGGCCGAGCGAAGCATCCCGGCGAAGATTCCATCGTCGAAAGTAAGACCGCCGAACGCCCCGGCTAGAATGTTGGCCAAGCCGCCGAAGGTGTTTTGCACGGTGGCCCGCAAACCATCGAGGGTGCTTCGTGCGGCGGCTTGTAGGCCATCGAATAGGCCAGAAACGCCATCTAGCATCGTGCCGAACGCCCGTCCAACCGGAGACTGGCGAACAACATCGACCAACGACTGCATGGCCGAGCGGGCCGAGCGAAGTAGATCAGCAAAGATGCCATCGTCGAAGCTGAGACTGCGAAACGCTGCGACGATGCCTGAAGTCGCACTGTCAGCCAAACCGCTGAAGGCACCTCGAACAGCGGCTTGCAGACTGTCGAGCAGGGTGAACGCGCCATCCAACGCTGCACCAAACGCCTGTCCCACCGGCGATTGACGAACCATCTCGGTCAGCGATTGCAAAGCTGAACGGGCCGAGCTAATTAGCCCAATGAAGATGTCATCGCCGAAGGTAAGGCCACGGAACGCGGTGGCAATGCCTGAAGCCACTCCGTTGGCCGCTTGACTCAACTGCTGTAGTGTCCGGCTTGCCCCGCTGGCCACGCTGCCAAGAGCGGAAGTCACTGCCTCGACCAGCGATGTCGCCGCTTGGCCCACTCGGTCGAGGGTGCCGACTACTTCCGACCAGTTGCGATGGAGCAGGTACACTACTGCTGCGATACCCGCGATGGCCAGCCCCATTGGGCTGAATACCGCCGCCGCGATGCCACCAATCGCCGCGATTGCCCCACTGATAGCTGACATGGTGGCCGACACCGCCACACTCGCTGCGCCGAAGATTGCGACTGCACCGACTACCGCCGCCGCCACTGTCCCCAAGACGGTGACCAGCCCTCGGTTTTCATTGATGAACCGCGTGACACCACGGGCCACCAAGGCAATCTGCTCCAGAATGCCCGTCATGGCCGGGGCCACCGCCGCCCCGATGGTGATGGTCACCGAACGCATGACGCGGTTGAAGTTGGTGAACGCATCCGTCAACGCCTCTGCACTACTGGCGTCTTCGTCGGATAGACTGATATTCAGATCGCGGGCCTGTTGACGCAGAGCAGCAATGTCATCATTGAGCATCGGCAAGATTCGAGAACCGGCCCGCCCGAAGATGGCCATTGCCCGTTCCGCTCGCAGAACCGGGTTTTGAATGGCTTGCAATCGCTCGGCCATGACTTCGAGAACCTGATCGGGCGATAGTCCGCTCAGGTCGTTCAAGGTCAGGCCCAACGAAGCCAGATCGTTGCGGGCCGTAGAGCTTCCAGCAGCAGCCTGTGCCACAGTCTGGTTCATCACCCGCATAGCCGCTTCTAGGTCGCGGATGTTGCCACCAGATCGCTCTACTGCGTAGTCAAGCTCACTGAATGCACTGGCCGAGACGCCCACTCGCCGGGCAGCCTTGGCGATGGTGTCGCCGTGAGCAGCGAACGCGGTTGCTGCCTCTCGCATGTGGCTAACGATGCTCCGGGCCACCCCGGCAATGGCAGCAGACGCTACTTGCATCCGCTCGGCCATGCCCGAAGCGATGGCCCGGAACCGCTGACCGATGCTGCTTAGTTGCTGCTGCGTCTCATCCTGCACGCGCAGGACTACTGCTGCCCCGCCAGCGATCACACTAGCCGCGTTGCCCATCTCGCACCACCCCTGACGCGATCAGCATTTCTTTTAGATCGCGTAACTTTACCCGCTCTGGTTTCTGCCGCTCTTGGCGATAAGGATTGAAGCTACTGGCCCGCAAGGGCGAACCTCGGCGAGGGTCGCGGAACAGATTACCTAGGCTGGCCAGCAAGGTTGCGGTTTCGTCCCAGTTGTGCTTCAGTCTGCCCTCAGCCATCCACGTTAGCTCTCGCAAGGTGAATGGCCGAGGGTCAATGCCCACAACGCCAGCAAACTCCCAAGCTAGTTGCCAACAGCGGCTTCCGGTGCGACGGTCAGCTTTTCCAGTTGCTTGATCGCCGCCTGCTCGGCCTGCCGGTACAGTTCCAGCATCCGCTTGACCATCTGCCGCCTTGTCGGGTTCGGGAAAAAACTGGCAAACTCCTCGTGGAACTTATCCACTGCTTGGCCCAGAGTGTCGCCACTGAAGCCTGCGCCGAAGTCTTCCAGACTAATTCCACGCGATGGGGCATCAGACGTGTGGTAGATATACTCACACACCCGCAATGGGTCGTTCAGGCTGGCGATGCCTTGCTCACTGTCCAATAGTCGGCACAGGTTGACGCCTGATGCTTTCTCGCAACGGGCGATGGTGCCGATGTTGACAGCGAACTCGAACTGCCTACCTTGGTTATCTACAATCTTCATGTGCTTCTCCGTGTTACTTGCAGTGCGGACAAGCGGGGCGTTTGGCCACGCACGGGCAATCATTACACTTGCACGGCGATTCGCACTTACACCAGCTGCCAACAATCAGTGGAATCTGCAAGCCAAACAGCTTAAGTTCTTTGGGCAAGATGGGAATGGGCATTGGCTCCCACTCCATGAAGTCTTCACTACGACCGCCGGGACGGGCGCGACGGATAGCCTCAGTGGAGGCCCCAAACATTGAAACCTTCTGGGCCATCCCCGTGGTGCAACACACCGTGGAAACGACTTGATTGTTGTCATCCCGGAAGATTCCACCGCCGCTGTCGCCCGATGAGACGGACAAGATCATGCGTAGCTGGCCACGTTGATTCGGCCAGTCGGCCACGGTTCCATCCTCTCGGTTGCCCGGCCTATCCACTCCGTAGCCCATGTGCCAGATTTTCACTCCGGGCTGTGGCGAGCGTTCGGCCAGTTCCGCATAGGGCAGATCGCCAATACTCTCGTCAGTGATGGCCCAAGCCAGGTCGGGTTCACGCTGATGAACCACGATTGTAATACCGAAGGTTCGGCCATCCTTCAGTTGCATTCGCCCTTTGGCCCCAACGCCAGAGACGCAGTGAGCAGCAGTCAAAACGTCCCATCGGCCATCGGCCCGCCGTGGCCCAATGATCGTAGCCGTACAGCCCGATGCGCCGAAGCGGATTCGCCCGATGGCATTCACCGGGTCGAGTTTGCCTTGGGTCTTGGGGTCTGGCCGAGGGTCAGGCTTGGGCTGCGGGCTGGGTGGAGCGGGTGGGACGTGTGGCGAAGGTGGAGCGGGTTCGGGTGGAACCGGCGCGGGTGGAACTTGGCCACACCCACGCAATTCCACTTGAATGCGGGCTTCGTCGATCTTCAGGACACCGTCTTTGTCTTGGATAATAGCCAAAAGCTCGACGATGTATTTGCCGGGGTCGCCGGTGAACTCTAGCAGATGGCGAGCAGTAGTCGCCCGATCAATCCCAGTGGATGGGTAGACTCGCCAGAGCAGTGCGGCTTTGGGGTCGTGTCCCTGCGCGGTGAACCGGGCCAGCTTGTGCGGTTCCACCACCGGTTCGCCAATGATGCGGAGGCCCGCTTGTACTGGAGTAGGCGCAGCCGCTTTGGGGCTGGGCGATGGGCTTTGGCCAAAGGCCAAGGCCACCAAACCCAGCAATACCGAGCAAGCTGTCAATGTGTAGCGTTTCATCAGCAAGAGTCTCCTTGAGGCTTTATCAGGCAGCGATGACAACCCACTCCGGCGGGGTGGCCAACGCACACTTCATCACCACGTTGTAGGACACCCCTTCTTCAAGCTGTTCCGACCGAGAGAAGTCAACGATTTGGACAAGGGCGCGAAGACCTTGAGAACCGACAACGGTACGATCACCGTCTAGCACCATTACGTCCAGACTTTGGCGATCAAAGAACCTAGATCGCAGAATGGCGAACGCAGCGTCACCCTGAACCGCCATCAGGGTAAAGCTAATCTCCAGTTCCTTGAGCGTCTGGGCAATGGCCCGCCACCCGCCTGTCCCACGAGTGGAAACGTCTGCCTCAGCCGCCCTCAAACCCAGAGTGGCGTCTTTGATGTGTTCAACCTCGAACCACGCGGGGGCGTTGACCGGCCCCACGTTGTAGTACAGCACACAATCCAAGCCCAAGATAGCCAGTGACATATTACACCTTCCGTTTCATGGCGTTGCGCCACAGGCCCGGTAGCTGTGGCAACTTCTTCTCGAACGCGGGTCGCATGTAGGGCCGGGCAGGATACACCGCTGTTTTCACTCGGTCTTTCTCTTGCACCGTGGTTTGTCCGCCCAACTCATGCAAAGCTGGAGCGGGCGTTGACCGATTCAGTTTCATGGGGCCAACAACCACCGCCTTCTGGGCCTGGTCGTAGGCGTAGACGATGCCATCGCGTAAAGCCCCGGTTCGGCTTCGTGGCGGCTTGCCGGGCGGGCTGGGCTTGGGGTTCTTAGTCTGGCGAATCGACTGACGCGCAGCCTTTCTCACCCGGTCACCGAACCGCCCCAGCACCGACTGTGTAGCTGCATCCAAGGCGTCTTTGACCACTTGGCGATCAAAGAAACCGCCGCGTACTGACCTTTCGAGTGTCACTTCGAGCTTCACACGAACACCTCGTCATGGCGATAGGTCAGCGTCACCAAGGATGTGTACTGTCGGTATTCGTCCAAGTGTTCCGTGGCGTAAATAGGATTGTGTTGTGCTTGTAAACACCGCATTGACAACAAGGGAACACGTTTGCCCCGGAAGTGGTGGACGATCTCCTCGGCCAGTTGCATGTGAGCGTCAATCGAAGCGTTGTCCAGTGTGCCGGGTCGAACCATCAGGCCGATGTCGATGGCATAGCTGGCCCGCATCGTCTGCCGAGTCTCGAACTCATAGGTCACCGAGCGAGGAACTACCACCACTCGCAATGTCCGCGTGTCGGCCAGCGTGTAGATGGGCTGATAACTGCGGACGGCTACGAAAGCCAAGCTGAAGGTGGTGGAGTTTAGCTCCGCCACGATTGCATCGGCCAGTTGAATGATCGTCGCAGCCATCCACTTGCCCTCACGCTTCCGCCTTATCGGGCGGCGGAATCAACGCCCGTAGAATCCGTAGCACCAGATCGTCCACCGTCGATGGCGAAGCCTGCACCGCTTCGGTCAAAGCCTGACTGTGTAGCAACGCCCGCAACACGGGGTTGACTTCGCGTAATGCAGGCTGCTTCCATCGCAGCAGTTCCAGCAACCAATTCAACATGGCCACCCTCTCAGTCTGTGGAAACCAGCTTGGCGTGGATTCGCCACGTTCGCCTTGTGGTGATGTCGGAGTATCGCGCCGGTTGCTCGCTGCCGTAGGCCATCACCTCGAAGGTCAAAACGCGGGTGCCCACTGTCTCTCGCACCAGATCGCCCCGCCGAGGTTCACCCAACGTGGCTAAGTCTTCGGCCCGGATGATGTAGTCGCGGTCAGTTCTTTCCATGCGGATGTCGCCGTGGGTGTCGGCCACCTTGAGCAACATAGAACCAACCACCGCTCGCACCGTTAGGCTGACGCTGCCACGTTGGTAAGCCACCTCGACCGAGCAATGCTGGTACATCTGCTGATCGAGGAAAGCCGCACCCCAGGCGAAAAGGTTATGACTCATGGCGTCAACAACACCCGCACCTTGGCGTCACTCGCAGCAGCAGCGCGAACCACCTTGCCCACCTTGAGGCCCGTGTCTGTCAGCGTGATTTTCTGGGCTGTGTTGTCCCAATAGGCCACCGCACCCAAAGGCATTGCAACGTTTAGCTTGTCGATCTCGAAGACACCCTGAACCGCCAAGGCACAAGGTTGGTTTGCTTCCACTGGGTAAGTGGCAATGGCAATCAGTTCATTCAGCAGAACCACCGCTCCGGCACTCAGCGCAGTGGTTGGGGTATAGCTGATCGTGTTGCCCGCAGAAACATACTTTGCCTGCATGGATTCAATCCTCCCTATTACGCAGTCGCCTTGATCGCCCCGCGATGGTCAATGCGGGCAACGCCAAAGTCCCAGTAAGCACGCAGTTGTAATCCCAAAGTGTTAAACTCGGTGTCGCTCGATTCAATGATGGGGGCACGCTGACCGTTCAGAAACATCACTTGGAACGCTGGCAAGACTTGCGGGTCAGCGAGCAAGTACCACGTCGTTGGCGATTGGCCATTGCCCGAACCAGAGGATAGGTATGGGCTGGCCACCGGGATAAAGCGGTTGCGGAAGTAGTTGTCCACCGGGCGTTCACGATCATTCGGGCCAGTGATGGTCACCGTGGTGGAAGTGAAGATTTGGTTGGCCGTGGGTTCCAACTCGCTGGGAACCAACAGGTATCGGCCCTCCGTTCCGAGTGGGTCGCCCGCCGCATTCGTCATCTTGGCCAAGGCTGCGCGAGCTTGGCCCAGCGTGTTGAGCGACAGTGGCGAACTGGTCAGGCGGTTGCCCTTCGCTGCCGTGTAGAAGTTGTCCGCCGCTTCCATGACTTGCAGGTACAATTGCTTCTCCACTGCATTGCGGGCCGAGTTGCCCATATTGAAGATGGCTTGCCGAACCAACCCAAGCTCATCGTCGATGATGTGGGTTCGGCTAATGGTCAGCATCATGCCGTAGGTTTCCAGCTTGTTGCTGTAGGCGTCTTCAACCAAGGCAACGTGTTGCAGATCACCCGTGGGAGCAACCAAGTGGAAGTGCCCCGTGTGGTCGAGACGATAGATATTGCGACGATGGAAGTTGCTTACATCCATCACTTGGGCGATCAATTGGTAGGTGCTGGGAACCGCTTGGAATCCTTCCAGCAGAATCTTGTTGGCCACGTTGCCCAACAGGCCCGGCAGGTTGATGGTGCTAAACCCACTGGCTTGCACACGGGCCGAAGCCACCAGAGTTCGGTAGAAGTCTTCGCCACTGTGTGGAACACGATAGCCGTTGGCCTCCAAGGCCAGGGCTAGCGTACCCCGCAGGCCGTTGCGACGAAGTTTCCATGCCTGTTCAACCACTCGCTCGCCATATTCGCGGTCTTTGGCCAACTTTTCGTCACTGACACCCGCCGCCAAGCACAGAGCGGCTTCCAACACCGCCTGTTGCGTGGCCACCGGGGCAGGATTGGCTACTGCGCTCACCGCCGGGCGGGCCGCACGAAGCAATTCCAACTCGGTTCGCTGGGCGTCCCACTTTTCGGCAATGGCCCGATCAGCAAGGGCCTGCAAGCGGTCGATGGCTTGCGGGTTAGCCGCAGCAGCAGCACGCACCAACTCGGTGATGGTGTGCTGATGCCGAATGTCGCGGACAGCTTGGGCCAACGCTTCGGTAGCCGCCTTGGCAGCTTCCAAAGCTGGCGAAGTTTGCTCTGGGTTCTCAGTCATGGTTTGCACTCCACCTTTCGCTTCCACTGTTGCGGACGTTTTGCTGTCCGCTCCCAAGTCCACAAAAGAGATTTCCTGTAATGTCGAGCGGCGGACAATGACCAACTCGCCACTGTGTTGCTGGCC